TCACCCGCGTTCACCAATCCGTGACCGCCGCAGAACAACGCATTGCGCGTCGTCTAAGTCCGCGCCGTACCTTTGAGTTTAAAGTGAGTTTTTCTGAGGTTGAGCGCCAACTATTCGAATCCGCCCTTTATGGCTACGGCTCGCGGGNTGTGCAAGGTTGTTACAGCCTGTGCAACAAGGCGCGGTGGATTTGCCTATTAACACGGTGGGCTATGATTTTTCTGTTAGCGGGCGCGCAATTTTGATGACCGGAAGCAACAAAGAGATGGTCGAAATCACGGCATTAGAGCCCAATAAAATCACGGTCAAACGTCCAATCGTTGGCAATTATGACCGCACTTTTACCGCAGTTTACCCGCTCCGCTCCGCGGTGCTCACAGATATGCCGCAAGTGCGCCGTTTAAGCGACAACGTGTCAACTGCTCAAATCCGCTTACAACTGCACGAGCATAATGCGTGGAGTGATGATGTGAGCCATTTGCCTACCTATCGCAACCACCCGGTGTTAGAGCCGACATCCGAATGGTCGGAAGACATCACCGCGCAATATGCGCGGCTGATTAAGACGCTGGATAACGAGACGGGTTTGCCGTACTACTTAGATACGGCCAACAAAGCGATGCAAATCACCGCCCACCGTTTTGTGGCAAGTGGGAGGGAAGAACAACGCAAACTCCGCAATCTGTTTTACTACTTACGTGGCCGTCAGCGCGCGATTTGGGTGGCGACCTCAAGCACGGATGTGACGCCCGTGGGCGATATTGTCGGCAAGACCTTAGATATTGCCTACATTAACTACACCGGCGCACTGCAAAAACAAACGGGACGCCAAGATGTGCGCATTGAGTGCACGGGCGGTCGGATTTTTTATCGTCGCATTGTATCGTCCAGTGTGATTAATTCCGCCACTGAGCGGCTCGCATTTGACGGCGACACGCTCAACATCAAGCAGGCGGAGATTCTCAAAATCTCATATCTGACTCTCTCCCGCTTGGAGAGTGACACTGTGAGCTGGGTGCACCACACAGACGCGGACGGCGCGGCAACAGTGACGGTGAGCTTCCGCGGGCTCCGCGACGAACTGGAACCGTAAAAACATCGGAAAAACTGACCGCACTTTTAAAGAAGGTTTAAAGGAGATTTAAAGATGAGTTATTTAAGCAAAGCACATTCCGTCGCTGAGAGTCGCCCGATTGATTTATATCAATTTACCCGCGGCGAAAACGAAAAAATCTGGCGCTTTTGCAATGCGGACAAGGATTTAGAGATTAACGGCGAAAAATGGTTGGCAACGGCAATATCTGACTCCGGGCAAGGTGGCACAGGCGAGGTCAATGTTGTGTTACCAAGTAATAACCCCGTCGCGCAACTGTATCGCGGCATTGCGCCAAGTCAGCCCGTTAAAGCAACCATTATGCGGCTGGATATTGAGGAGCGCGAGATACGTATTGTGTGGATTGGCACTATAACCGAGGTCAAACGCCCGGAAGCCGCAAAAACCGAATTAGTGACAACAGGATTGTCATCCACCATGGATTATGCCGGGTTGCGCTTAACGTGGGGTCGTAACTGCCCGTACTCACTCTATGATTACGACTGCAAAGTCAATCCCAAAAACTTTGTCGTGGCAGGGCTTGTGATACAGGCAATCAATGGCGTCAGTATAACGGTCGGTGTGCCTAAAGAGCTTCCGAGTGGCTGGTTTAATGCGGGATTTATTGAGTGGATGGATGACGGCGTGCGTGATGTGCGTGCGGTTAAGACGCACAGCAACAATGAGATTACATTAATGGGTGGCACACACAAGCTTGCTGTTGGCATGACTATTAATGTTTATCCGGGGTGTGATGGTCGCGCGACAACATGTAAAAACAAGTTTAACAATATCTTAAATTTTGGTGGCATACCGCACATGCCAAACAAATCTCCGTATGACGGTTCACGAGTGTTTTAAGGAGTTTGAGTTATGTACACGCAGATTATTTGGGCTGTCGTCAAAGTCGTTGCAAGTATTGTCGTCAGCTATGCAATCAACCAGGCATTGGCTTCACGCAGTAGTAAAGCCGCCCCCGAGGCGGTGAGCTCCAATGATTGGGATTTCCCGCAGTCGGACGAGGGCACGCCGCAGTGTGTGATATTTGGGGATTGCTGGACCGAGGATTGGCAAGTTCTGTCGTACGGTAACTACCGTACGACCGAGATTAAAAAGGGGTAAACATGGATAAACTCATTATTACTATGCAAGACATGCGCCGCGTCGGCTATTGCGCATCAGGTGTTGAGGCGTTTTTTAATCGTGAGGGGTTGGATTTTAACGACTTTTTGCAAAACGGCATTGATTCTGCCACGTTTTTAGCAACGGGCAGTGTGTTGGCGCGTAAGTGCGTCAATGCCGCCATTGCTGCACATAAGGAGACAATGTAATGGGTGGCGGTGGTAAAGGCGGCGGCAAGGGTAGTAAGCCTGTTACGGTTGGTTATCGTTATTACTGGGATATTCATTCCGGCATTTGTCGCGGTCCTGTTGATGAGGTCGTTGAGGTGCGTTTTGACAACAAGACGGCATACAGCGCAATTGCGGGAGAGATTACAACAACAAAAGCGATTTATATCTTTAAGCCTGATTTGTTCGGCGGTGACGACACAGGTGGCGAGGGCGGCATTGTCGGACGCATGGAGATTCTGATGGGCGAAGCAGATCAGCTACCATCCGTCGCATTGAGTAATCTGCTTAACGGCGTCCGCAATCCCGAGTGGGGACCCGTTATTACTTACGGCAAACGCCAATCCAAAGGTCGCGGGATTGTCGGCGGGTTTCTTGGTCCTGGCTTTGCGTACGGGACCAAAAAAAACAAGGGTTACGGCTGGGCTAGCGGTGACATGGTGACCGACAAAATCAACAGTTGGCTATTCCCGGATAAACACACTCAATTCAAGCGCTATATAGATCCCGCCATGAATAACTTCGCCGAAGTGCCAACAAAAAAAGACGATAATGCGATTATTCCGGGCTTTAGGGGCATTGTGACGTCATTTTTTAGCGGTATGGTTTCGGCTTTCTCGGCCTATCCAAAAAAACACAGTTATCGTTTACGCCGCACACATAATGGCTGGCGTGATGGCGTGGTGTGGTACCCGGAAAAATGCCGCATCATCTTACGCAATGATGTCGTCAAATTGCCAGGATTAACCGAGCAACAAGCCGAAAATGCGCGCCTGATTTGCGCAATGAATCCTGCGCATATCCTTGTTGAGTGCGCAACCAATAAGAGCTGGGGCGGAAAAAAAGAACTGTCAGATTTGGATATTGAGAGCTACACAAAAGCGGCTGATACGCTGTTTAGTGAGGGGTTTGGGTTGTGCTTTAGATACAATCGCCAGAGCTCAATCAAAGAGTTTGTGCAACAGATTTTAGACCACATCGGCGGCGTTCAGTACGACAACCTTGAGACGGGCAAGCTCGCGCTCAAGTTAATCCGCCAAGACTACAACTCGGAGACTTTGCCGTTGTTTACCTATGATAACGGCATACTCAAAGTGTTGGATGATGACACGCCGAGCACCGATAACGCGGCAAATCAAGTGATTGTGACCTATCTTGACCCAGTGACAAACAAAACAGGACAANAATCTTGCAAGCATCCAAATGCATGGCGTTATCTCAAAAAATGTGGAGTACAAAGGGTTGCCAACGTTTGACTTAGCCGCGCGCGTGGCTCAGCGGGATTTAGAGATGACATCAAGCGGCGTCATGCGGTTAAAAATTGTATTTGATATGCGTGGCAGTGAGCTCAAACCGGGTGATGTGTTCCGGGTGCACTTGCCTGACCGTGGCATTGAGCAGACGATTATGCGCGTCGGTGCACTCACAAACGGCAACGAGGGCGAGATTGTCGCGACCTGTTTTCAGGATGTATTTGGCTTGCCTGCGGCTAACTACTCTACTACGCAATCAGAGTCTTATTACACCCCACCAGATTACAGCGCCAAACCGATTACTGCGCATAAGTTATTTGAGGTACCGTATTGCTTGTATCCACTCATGTTGGATGAGGCTAATCTTGCATTAATTAAGCCGACAGATTGCTATATTGGCGCGCTGGCTGCTAATCCTGGCGGGTTGGCACTTGGATACAGTATGCAGGTAGATTCCGGTGCCGGATTTAATTTGATTGGGGATGAGTCATTTACGCCGAGTATATTGCTGTTGAGCGATATTACGCCGTATCAAACAACCATCAAATATAAGTTTGATGCAGACTTTGCCGATTTGAGCTCTGCCGAGGCACTCATGATTGATGATGAGATCGTTAAGATTGAGAGTGTGGACTATCAAAATAGCACGCTCACCATTGGGCGCGGTTGTGGCGATACCGTTCCGCAAGCACACAAAGCAGGTGCGCGCGGGTGGTGCTACATATTGAGTGCAGGCGGGGATTCGACAAAATATACAGTTAATGAGCAATTAAAGGTCAAGTTATTGACCCGCACCGCGCATGATGTTGAGGACGAGGATAAAGCCCAGGTGCTTACACTTACCACCCGTCAACGTCAAGCCCGCCCTTATCCGCCGGGTAAAGTGCAAATTGATGGCGGCTACGGCAACACCATTAATGACAAATCCGCATTTAAACTCACTTGGGCACACCGTGACCGTGATGTGCAAGCGGATAAGTTGATTCCGCATACGGACGATAGCACCGTTTTGGGCAAGGATGTCAGCTACAAAGTAGATTTACTGGACGGCAACACCGTGGTGCGGTCTATTAATACTACCTCGACCGAGTTTGTTTACCCTGACGCCAAAAAGGTAGATGGTGAGCAATTTAGCCAAATAGCGCTTTATAGCGTCAAAGATGACTTGCAAAGCATGCATCGTTATGTGTTCAGGGTTGGCGGTGCAATGACATTGCTTCATAGCTTTAATTATCAGGCGCGTTGGACGTCTGGCGATAACGTTTTTAATCGCTACAATGATGGCGATTTCGGCGGATTGGGTTATTTGATGTTAGGCGCTAGTTCGCCAGATTACGATATTTACAATGATTACACCGTGCCGGCTGGGCAATACGCCCGCTTTGTGCTGGATTATAAGATTTTGACGTATAAGCAACGTAGCGGCAAATGCAAGGTAATTGTGCAACTGCTCAACGGCACAAACATGGTGCAATCATACGAGTCCGAGTTGATGGGCGACTGGCCAACAGACGATTGGCATCCTCAACAAGTATCTGGAGCGCTTCCGCCGGAGGTGACAACCATTAGATTTAAGATTGTGGCTCAGCCTGGCATTAGTAGTAACGCGCTCACATTTAGAGATATTACTATCAGGGTTGGGGAGGAGTAGCTTTCAAACGTTTTAAAAAATGACCGCACTTTAAGATGAAAAACAATTAACAACCCAAAATAAGGATTAAACAATGCAAGATAAAACAGTCACCCTCCGCAACGGCAATACAGGCACCGTTGTCTATGAGAGCCAATTTGGCAAGCTATTAATCGTTGAGCATAACGGCGATGAGCTACCACCGACGCACTGGCACAACGCTAATGGCTCATTTTGTGTGGGCTCACAAAGCCCGCTTGATGTAGTTGACATTAACCAAGGATAGATACAATGCCAAACAAACAAACAAACAAACAAAC